CTAGAATCTCTGGATCATATACACCAGCTTCAACACACTTCTCTACTTGGGCACGTACGGTGGGTAGCTCATGCATGCGACCATATAGTTGCTTGCGTAGAGCAAAGAGCATTAGGCGAGCTGCCACAAACTGATAATTAACATGCTCCGGATCGATAAGATCAGAAGCGGACCTAACAAGAATGTCTTGGATTTGTTGGGTTGTGATGCCATCATAAAACTGAATGTTAGAGTGCATTTCCACTTGGGAAGCAGACACACCTGCGAGGTCTTCACAGGCAGCTTCGACCATTACGTGGAGTTTATTAATATCAAGGAGTTCTTTGTTGCCGGAGCGCTTGACGACGCTGATTTCCCCGTTCATAGTCTTTTCCATTCGTTGAACTTAATACGTGCTGTTAGTGCTGAATATGTATTTGATTCTAGCATAGATTGGACGTTGAGCCCTGCTAAAACCATGTCATTAATATCTTTTTGCTCTACTCGGGAGGGGAAGATGACAAGCTTCTTGCCCTGATTGATGACCTTCTCAATGCGTGAGCAGATCTCTCGGTTGCGTGGTTCGTTGTCATAGACATAGACCAGTTCCTTGAGTCCAAGACTATCGAGTGATACATCTGCACCACACATAGCAATGGCATTGGGAATAAAAGTAGAGTCAAAAGGTCCTTCCACGACATAGACAGTCTTGGTTGGATCAATTTTATCAAGACCATACACCTTTGGATGATCATCCTCAAGCATGATGGTAATATATTTAACCTTGCTTGGACCAAGGGCTCTGCCCTGGAAACCAAATAGGTTGCCTTCTTTTGTATACAAGGGAATGACGATCCTAGAATCATCATAGTCTGTGCTATCAAAGGCTTTCGTTAACGTATTAGCCCACTTCTTGAAGTTCTCTGCATAATAGAACATATCTGGGTTGAGCTTACGCTCCTCCAAATACGCTTTGGCAACAGTATTCTCGGTTGCCCTAGGAAGATTTAGCTTTGTCTTCTTCTTAAAGGATGGCTTCTTGAATTCCAGCTTAGGAGCTGGTGTGGAAAAGTTCTTACCTGTATGACCTTCCTTGAACTTCTCCATTGTATATTGTTTGTGGAGAACGGGGTCTAAATGCTTTAGGAAGTTGCTGAAGGACATACTAGCGCCACAGTTATGACACTTGTAGTTTGTATTATTTTTTACGACATATATGTATCCCCTCGTTTTGGTTCGGTTCTTTGAGGAATCCCCACATAGTGGGCAGCGGAAATTGTATAGATCCGATTTTTTCCGTGAGAACTTCTCCAAACGAGGGGACAACAGGCTTACAAACTTGGAATCAACTAGGTCCATTATGTAGAAGAGGGGGCTTGGGGGCTAAGACTTACGCTCTATTATAGCAGACTCTGGGGGCGTCTGGGGTTCGAGAATAAATCTGCCGATAAGCTCTGATTGGAGGATTAGGGCTACTGTAACAGCAATACCCACTCCAATCCACACTCTTCTTTCCAAGGTGCGAAGGCGCATGGAGGTCCGCTCGTGGTGCTCTTCCATTTTGGTCTCTAGGTCAGCAATTTCTCTAGCAGTTTCGGCTGCAGATTCTCTTGCAAACTCCAGTTTTTCCTCATGGACCGCTAGCATTTTGCTAACGTTGACACTAAGGTCACTGAGCTTCTCGATGGTATCATCGAGCTTCGAGATGACTTCAACCATGTTGAATACCTTCTCTTCCAAAACTGCCAACTTTACGTTTTCAGCTTCGTTTTCTGCCATTTTTAGCTCCTTTTCTAGATTGTTTTACAGCTTGACGGTAAAACATATTGAGCTTTCGATGTTTGCGTTTTCTAAGATCGACAGGAGGCTCATCAGGTGGAAGACCAGCGATTTTACCGTTAGCTTCCAATGTACCTGGATAGATTTTATGTTGCCCACCTCCAGCACCTAGAGCACCAACACCCATACCATCCTCTTTCAAGGATTTGATTCGGCGATAGGACTCTAAGAGCCTATCTACTTTATCAGGCTGACTCATTGATATTCTCCAGTTGCTCAAGGCAGTAGGGATCTATTGGGATCTCCTCGATCGTTTCGCTTCTCGGAAACTCAGGTAGTTTACCTAAGAAAACTAAGAAGCTCTTAATAGCTGACCACAAGTCCTTCTCTAAGTTAAAGAAAAGAAGTGGAACAGCAGCGTCGCCAAACACGTTAAAGAGCACTGTCAAGTGATTTAGAATCAAATGTGTCTTCAGTACGTTAGTATTGAGATAACGCCTGAGAAGACGTTTCACATACTTAATTTTCTTCAAATCGTCTTCAAAATCCTCACGAGTTACGGCATGAGGATTATCGTAGAACTTAATGGCGAATAGGAGATAGTTATCATCATTTAGTTCGTTAAATCGCATGATCTCCTAAGTGGATAATATGGGAGAGGTCTTATTAGACCCCAAATGTATCAGGATAAGGACGGTTGCCAGTTTGAATACCAGACATAGCAACATAAACTTCTTTCTTAACACGCAATGTGCTGATACCAGTTTCTGCATCTAGAGCCATGTAGGTCATGACACCAACCCAACCAGCTGAGGTGCGGAATAGCTTCTCAGTAGCAGTTGCGCCATCGGCGTTTAGAGCGTCTACAGTAGCTGTAGTGATACCTGTGGGCATTTGAGTGCGACCGATATCATCGAAGCTTGGGTTCTCAGTGACAGCAGCACCAGAAGTAGTGATACCTGCTTCAGCCGACCAACCATTGTAGCCAGGATCATGAGCCATTTGAATTGGCTGCTGGGTATAGAGAACACCCCAGGAACCAGGAACGCCAGGCTGAACTGGAACATTTGGAACGCAGCTGCGAATATTAACTTTTACGAGATCTGTATCTAAGACAGACTCCACAACCGCAAAACCACCATCACCAACAGCACCCAAACCGCTGCTTAGGATGAGAGTGGTTCCAGTTGGAACAACAGTGATACCTAGACCCGCAGCGGTCCAGAACTCAGAACTGGCAGTACCAGTGACAACTACGCCAGCGGTCGGTGCGCCTGGAATAGTTAAATTGTCAGAAATTCCCCAGAGTGACATTTTTTTACTTGTAATTGTTTACCGTAGTTTTATTTATACAAAAAAGGGACCCAGTAAATGGGTCCCTGGAGTTTACCACCTTGAAAATATGCGTCTTACGACTCTAAAAAAGATGTGAGATAGTCCCAGGCAAAAAGAGAGAACTCCATTTGCCCTCACTGCTTTAGTCTCACCCAGAGCTTCCGATAGAATCAGCAGACCTGTGAGAACCCAAAACAAAACATTATGGACTAGGAGGCACTCTAGCATCACTCAGCGGCTTCGAGACCTAGGGCTCTACGGACGGTGGCGACGACTAGATCGTCAATGTCTGTTTCGGTGGAAGCAGCATAGCGCTCAAGTAGTTCTACAACGAGCTTCTTGACCTCTAGAGAATCACGGAGCCACATGATGACGGGCTTGAGAAATTCTACGATCTTAGACATAGGATTAACCTATAAACTGCACCTTTATTTATACACCTGCACCATTAGGAACGGTACCGTCATCAAAAGGTAGATCGGGACCACCCTTCGCATTGGGGCGACGGTCACCACCACGGGGGCGCTTAGGCTTACCCTTGGGGTTAAAGTAACCACGCTCGCCATTTGCATCCGCAGGAGGATCTACATCATCTTTCTTGGGACCGTTAGCCATGTTGCGATCATACTCCATGATGGGCATGCCTGCATCGTCTAGCTCTACAGTCTCACACTTGTCCTTCTTACCTTCGGCTTCATCTTCCTTGTCTAGCATCTTGCGGATCTTATCACGATCCTTCTGCTCTTTCTTCTCTTCCTTCTCATGATCTAGGTCTACACCCATCTTTTCAGCTAGAGCAGCCAAAGTAGCTCTCTTGGAGGAGCTTTCTTGCTGGAGCTTGGACATAGAGGAAGCCGTGGCAGTAGAGGTAACAATAGTTTCCTCACGCATCTTGGGCATGAGATGGATGCGATCAGAGTTATCAACTCCTTTCCCATCTAGCTTTTTGTTCTCACGCTCGCCCTGGTTTTGGCGACCAGCATCGATGATGTCGGCTTCAATGAAGACCTCTTCATCTACTTTTTTTTTACTCTTATCGGTGTAATTCTTTTTGCCTTTCTCCTCACCAGTGGCATACTTGGCATGCTTCCAGTCGGGATCTAGCTCCTTCATGCGCTTGCGATCTTCACCAGCATCGGCACGCATTTCCTTGGCACGCTCATCCTTACCATGCTCTTTGTCATAGTCGGCGATCTTACGATCCTTCCACTGGTCCTTGTAGAGAGCTACTGCATGACCATCCTTGGCAGCCTTTTCCTTCTCTGCCTTAGATTTCTTAGCCTCGCGTAGGGCTAGATAAGCAGTCCAGGAGTTGCTTTCGCGACGAACATCAACTGCTGCATCTGCATCATCCTGCTTCGCATCATCATCTAGCTCCTTTGCACGCTTACTCTTACCTTTCTTGGTATCATAAGCAGCTTCTCTTTCATCTTTGGAAGCGAGCTTTTCATCATGCTTAGCTTCTTTCTCATCCTTAGCGACAGACTCTTTCATGGACTTGTCTCCAGCAAACTTATGCTTGCCGTCTTTCTTTTCCATGCCTTCGGACTCGTCTCTACGATCCTTTAGGGACTGCTTCTTCTTGCCATGACGAGCACCAAGAGCATCATCTAGACGATCATTGTAGCCTTGGGCAGATTCGTCCATAGACTTATCACCCGAGAACTTACGCTTACCATCATGCTTCTCCATGCCTTCAGACTCGTCTCTACGGTCCTTCTCACTTTGCTTCTTCTTACCATGACGAGCACCAAGAGCGTCATCTAGACGATCGTTATAGCCCTGACGGGACTCATCCATAGACTTGTCGCCAGAGAACTTGCGCTTACCATCATGCTTCTCCATGCCTTCGGACTCATCACGACGGTCCTTAAGGGATTGCTTTTTCTTACCATGGCGAGAACCCAAAGCATCATCCAAGCGATCGTTATAGCCCTGACGGGATTCATCCATGGAGTGATCGCCAGCATACTTACGCTTATCGTCGTGCTTCTCCATTCCTTCGGACTCGTCTCTACGGTCCTTCTCACTTTGCTTCTTCTTCCCGTGCTTAGCGCCGAGAGCGTCATCTAGACGATCATTGTAACCTTGCTTCTTACCTTCACGGAGAGCAAGATACCTACTCCATAGAGTCTCTTCCTTACGGGTGTCCTGACCGTCAGGATTACCACCCTTGGCGCGTTGGATAGCATTGTGAACTACACCAGCGTGCTCCTTAGAGCCGCTCTCAACTTTGCCATCACCGTCTCGATCACCACGCTTGGCAGCTGCAGTCCTTTGACCGTCACTATCCTCATCACTACCGTAATCACTTAGCTCAACGGAAGAAATGTTGGGGTTGGCACGTAGCTGAGCAATCTTCTCGCGAGTTGCATAGCGAGTGTAGCTCGAACCACTAGCCTTGTCCTGTACGCGGACCTTATACTTAGTCCCCTCTTGAGTCTCCTTAGTATCCACTTCCTGGATATCTTCGGCACCAGTACCACCACTCACAAAGACATTGTAGAGAGCCTTGGTTAGTGCATCTGAAGCCATCTCCTGTAGGGTGTATGTCTCATAAAGGGCAGCCTTTAGTTGAGAAGCATACTCAATATCCAAACCAGCTTCCGCCACAAAAGTTGTTAGAGCTTCAGATTGGGTTAGATTTTCTGTTTCGGCAAGAGTTTTAATAAGCTCAATTGCCTCAGCAATTTGGAATTCCATGTATCTAAATCAAACAGGACTTGTTTACTTCTTGTTTTTATTTATAAAGGATCGAACCTTCTGTCCTGGAGTAAGGCGCTGAAGGAAGGCTCTAAGGGTGTCTGTACCCACTTCACGCTCGGTGGGAGTAGATTCAGCTGAGCCCCCAGGCTCACTCACATCCTGAGTCCATGCCTTAAACATGGTCTGGTCTTCGGTGACGCAGATTAGATGATTAGTCCCCTTGCGAACGATCTCACCCACCCAACCAGTGGAGTCATGAGATACCCAATCCCCAATGTTAAATGCGTTCTCTTTGATGTAATTCTCACGGAGATCTTTAGCATGCAGACGGGGGGCAATCTCCCAATCTTCACCAACTAAAGCAGGCTCTACACCATCCTTGGACTTGATTCCCATGGCAGCCTGGATCTCTTTGAAGATTGCCACAGCTGCTCCCGTGTCTACACTCTTTGGCAATCCTTTCTTAAATTCTCGGAAGTCATTATCCTTAACCGCTTTACGCATCTTAGAAGCAGACATTCCCTCCACGCCTTCAGCGTCAGGATCTCTGTTGCCTGCCGATACAACTTCGATATTATCGAACTGGTAAGTAGAACCATTGTACTTGTTGACAAGTTTTTCAAATTCTTTTACGCGGTCGGCACCACCAACCACACGTACATTAGCATACCCATCATTATGAGCGTGGCGTAGAACATCAAAGATAGTCCTATTGCCTGCATCATTGACGATTTTCTCAGCGTGATCGGGGTACAGCTGACGCATTAAAGCTGCCTTACGATCTGCCTCTAGGGGATTCTTTTTCTTGTCATTACTGCGGGAAGGAACAATGATGTAGTCATTGTCATCAGACTGAGCTGCCACTGTATCGAGAAGCTTCTCATGACCTGCCGTAGGTGGATTGAAGCGCCCAAAAGCAATAGTGAGAGTTCCTTTCGTCTTCGGCACATCAGCAGGACCTGTCTGTCCATTCTCCGCTTTCTGTGCAGGAGGCTGCTCAGCAGCCTTCTCAGGCGTCTTGGGTGCATCCTGCTTCACAGCTTTCGGGGCTGCTTCTGTTTCCTTAGGCTTAGTGCCAGGAGCGGGGTCAGCTGGCATGCGTCCCGAAAGTTTCTTATCGGTCTCACTCTGTGGAGGATCCTTCTCACCATCCTGCTGATTGGCATTAAAGAATGTGAGCTTGTCTCCCTCTGTCTTGGCTACAAACTCCCCTCTATCATTGTACCAGCCACCATGACCGTCACTCTTTAAGCCCATGCGGTCAGCCTGCAGCACAGCCTTTGACTTGGCTCTTGCTTCTCGAAGAAATGCACTAAAAGACTTCATAATCATGCTGTAATAAGCTTAGACAACTCATCCTGTGCAATACGCAAATTTAGAAATGCTTTGATAAAAGCATCAATAGAATCGGAATAGCGACAGATAAGAGTATTAACTTTCCGTAGATATTTATCATCTAGGCGCATCCCAGTTCCCATCATCCCACTCACATACTTTACAAACTCAAAAGAAGGATCCTTGGAGATAGCCACAAACCTTCCCTTATCCACATAAGTATCAAAGTAAAGAACAAAGCATTGAGCTATGATGTCATGTATCTCATTGGTGTCATTAACCAACATGTCACGGAAAGGCTTGGCTTTGCGTAACATGGCTTCGGCTTTTTTAATATGAGGGGAGATCTTTCTTTTCTTACCGAGTGAAAGCGTACTAGCTTGAGTCTTCAGTTGTTTAATAGGATCCTCATGAGAAAAGAGGTAATACTCAACTTCAAGATTCATTAGTCCCTCTGTCTCCAATCGTCAGTTTTATCTTGTTTGAACCACTCAATAATATCGTCAATATTATTCTCTCGGGTCATATGGTTTCCTGGGTCGGGATCCCCGAGATCCATGGTATTTAAAAAATCATCCATCCCCCCCTTCGGCATCTTTCCCTCAAACATTGCCTCTCTGCGAGCCCTTCTCAAAATCTCTCCCGCACTTCTGTTGGCTTTAGCTAGCTTGTCTGCCCAAATCATGTCCTCCAAATTAACTTCTTCACCACGTGCGATCTTCCCCGCAATCTCCTCTAAGCGGAGCCTGAGTTTTGTAGAGAGCATAGTATAATCTTTCCTATAGGATTATTTATCGTAGTTTTGGACCATGAGCCCAAGCTACGATAGCATTTCTTTCCCCGTCTTTCAAGCCCCTCACACGATGGGGAACGCGAGAATCAAACACCACAAATGCTCCACATTCTTTGCTCACTACATGGTCTTGATGATACCAATCCATAATGTCAATCTCTGCTCCATTATATTCCCATGGGTGACTTAGTTGTAAGCTAAAGCTGAGCTTACGATCGAGCTCAGGATGCTCCGATAAACCATAGTCGCTATGCCATTTGAAGCCATCACCAGGACGGTAACGCATCATCTGCACCTCAAAAGTTCCACTTAAGTCATACTGAAAAAACTCATTGTTAAAATACACCATGGTCTTGACAATATGTTCTTCAATAGGATGTCCTGTGGGAACACGCTGAACATCTACGGTCCTATAAGGGTCCCCTAAGTAGTTCTGTTTGATGCGCTCATAGCGACGAAATTCTTTGGCTTGCTCCTGGATAGGACCAATGAGATGTGAAGGGAGAACGTTTTGATAGAATGCTTCTACAATCATAACCTTAGTGTGGTTAACATCTCAGGTAGGACTCGAACCTACAATCGATTGCTTAGAAGGCAATTGCATTATCAATTATGCTTCTGAGACTGGAGGGGGGGAGAACCCCCGAAAGGATCTACTCCTCTTTGTTGAAACCCATGCTGGATTTCTTTTCTTCGCTGCGCTTCTTATGAGCAAGACCAGCCATTGTTTCCATAATCTTTAATACATCTTCAGTTTTTGAGCCCTCAGGTAGCTGAGAGAGTACAAAATTGTACTTAGGCATAAACTCTTGAGCTACATCTTGGTACTCCTCAAGACTGATAGGCTTATCCATCACCATACCCCAGGAATGATTTGACCTGTGAGGGCATAGGCGCCTAAAGCGGCAACTACACCAAGCATAGCTAGGAGACCATTGAGGCGCTCAGCACGCTCCATGTTGGTTTCGTAGACTTCCTTTTCCATTAATTTTCCTCTAAAGTGAACATTTGTGCCGAGAGCTTATCTCTCAGCTGATTGATACGATCAGCATCGTATTGCTGAAAGTTTCCTCTCTTCTCTACTTTTTTATAGTAGTGGAGAGCATTGAGGACTATAGTAAAGTCCTCAATGTCAAGATCGAACTTCATTTGTCAGTGCGAATATTTTCGAGAAATTGCTCGATGGGGGGTGATATCCATGGGGATGTCACCATACAAGCCCAATACCCGTCCTCGATAATTGATCCAGAGGATAATACCCAAGTCTGGTGGTATGTGCCCCTCTTCTCATTGTAATATGGACCTGGGTGCCCATAGATATGAGTCAAAGGTTTGTCGGAAGAAGCAGAGGGAGTTCCCTCCCATCTACGGGATAGTTGTTCTTGAACAGGTGGGGGAAGCCTTGAGGTGTCAAGGTCTGCGAGTGCGTAATCTTTAGTTGTGATTGGTTTAGTAGTCATAAATCTCCTTCTTGACGGTTCTCGGAGTAGTGAACATCGAAGCTACCACCAGGATAGCGTGCTTCTAGCTTCTCTACATTCATTTCAACCAGTTCCTCGAATGTCACATCGAGAGCGATACAGGCTTGAGCCATGTACCACATGATATCACCAAGCTCGCGCTTCATATGATATACGTTGTCTTCATTGTAAGGCTTGCCCTGGAAAGCCATCTTCTTAACGATCTCCATGAACTCACCACCCTCCGCACAGACGCCAACTGAGGCGGTTAGGAGACGTTGGATGTCACAGCCCTCACCCTTGAGCTCTTGGCAACGATAAACGAAAGCCTCAGTGTCTTGGGAAGGGGTACTGGTGACGCCATCTACGAACTGTAGGTAGCGACTGAAATCAACGTTGCTCATAGTGTGTTTGGTACGATGGGATTATTATAGCATATCTTGTACATGAGCGCTAGGCTCGTTCTAAGGGTGGTTGTGTGGGCATTGGGGGAAGCCCCGTAGTGCTCCCAGTGAGATGGAAAGACGCACCCAGTATTGGGGATGTAGGGGACATAGTGGTAATCCCTCCCATCAAACATTACAGTCTCTCCACCCCATTGTATATTCCAAGACGGGGAGGTGTAAAGAACAAAAGTGAGTTGATCGGTGCTGGCACAATCCGTGTGAAAAGTACTAGCTGCCTGATTAGGAAAGGTAGCATTGAGATGAATACGCACCGCATATAAGTGATAGGGAAAGTACTTCTGTATCTTGTACTTTACAATCGTCTGCGCTTCCTTGAATATCAAAGGAGTGGTGTCTGTATTTCCCAAGAATGGGGGGTGGGTGTCGTCACTAGATCCGTTCGATGGTTCCCAGTATCTCAGATCATCCTGCAGGAGATTGAATAGATTGATGGGAAGAACGTTCTTGATAATAAGAGGTTTATCCATTCAAGTCTGCACGCCCATCGAGTCCGACCTTCGACTGTAACCATTTTTAGTCCTTAAAAAGGCTTTATTTGAATTAAAGTCATCACTGACCTTAACCGTAAATTTGGGGGTCCCTCCTACAATATCAAACATCACATAGATGAGCTTGTTCTCAATGGCATCTCTAAACATTTGATTGAACTTAAGTTTCTTAGAATGTTTGACCACCATCTTCTCGGACTCATACATAATCTCATTGAGAGTGGGTCTCTCCTTCTGACGGAGATAATCATTGGAAGTAATGAAAGATTGAGCTAGATTATCATCATAATTATAATCTGAGTAAGATCCCTGCTTCAATCTACGTACTACATCCTGCGCAAATTCGGCAGAGGGTCCACCGTCCAAAGTGGACGCGGCTGAAATAGCTCCTGCAACAACTCCCTGAGTAGCTAGATCATCGAGGAGGAGATATTCAGGGCGCTTTTTCCATTTAGCCAACTTCTTTGGGTCCAGTTTAAGAAGATCAATAATATCCTTTGGCTTTACAACATTGGTTGCAGTACCAGCAGCCTTCGCCGAAATAGAGTAAGTGCGACCTGGAGCTTTAATCTCATAGTCTAGGAGAGGTTCATTAGGTCTACTTGGAAAGTATACCTTAGAAGTATCAGGAATCCGAATACCTTTACTTTGTAGTAAATGGTCTTTAATAATAGCTATGGGTCCTAGTATCTCACCAAAGTCTTTCTTAATTTCATTAATAGGTAAGTCTGCACTATACAACTTTCTCACATAGGAAAGGGGTTCAAACCCACTGTAGTAAAGGACTAAAGCTTCTAGGTAATTTTTAATTTGAGGGGTCAATTGACTATCACTAATCTTGGTAAGAACGTCGTCTGTATAGTCCTTGATACCCAGAGTCTGATCCACAATCCCAAGCCGTTGGGGCTTCAGGTTGACTCGTCTAACTTTACCAGGCTTTTGAATATTATTGAATGTGACGCGGTAAAATTTACCATCCTTTTTTCTTTTGACTAGATATTTGACATCATAAGGACCTGCCATAGCAGTGACTTCTTCCCCAGCTTCAATTTTCCCCTGGAGAATTTTATTAGGATTCTCAGGATCATAACCAGCGCTGCTCTTTTTCATATTAGTGGGGACATTCGCACCCTTAAAATACTTATTCCAAGCGTCCCTGCCAGTTGATGCCATGTAGAAATCTCCTAGTTAGATGTATTTAGTTTCTTGCCACTGAACCATGTCCTGCAGCATCTTATCATAGATGAGGAGGAACCTATGCTTTCTGCTTCTTTCTCTCCACTCACCCTCAACTCCCTTGACGCTGCCACGAGAGTGCTTAATGAAAGAACCATCCGCCTGCTTAATCCAGAAGTCTTTCTTGGGAGCAGAGAGTCCATAGTATTTGAAGTTGGTAGCTCTATAGATCGTACCTTCATGATGAGCACTATCCGCATAGCTTAATATTGCTTTTACATTTGCATCCTTTCTAAACCTTTTAATGCATCTTGCCACAAACCAAGAGGTGATATTGTATTCTCGTTTCTGGATGTCAGGATGAATGCACAAACGCGAAAGTTCCCAGAGACCATCTTGTTGGTCTCTGGGTAAACCAAAGGCTCCCACAGCGATCTCAGGGACTGGTATCTTAGTGAATACACAGGCACCTAAGCAGCCACTCACCCTAAGGATCTCATCACGGAATAGCCCATAATTATAGCCACTCTTGAAATCCTTAGATTCATCTTTTAGATAATGGTGAGTGTAGAGGAGATCTTTAATCTCTGCTTTGGTTGCTCTTTCAATAACGTAATCAGCTTTCATTTAGAAGTTTAGCTTAGCCAACTTTTCTTTACGCTCTGCTTTGAGATCATCGGCATCCTTGTACTCATCCTCTCCCGCATCAAGAATATCTGCCTGAGCAGACTGCTCACAATCAAAGAGACGCATCTTGGCGCGGTCGATGCCCACCACAAATCGCTTAAGATAATTAAGATCATTATAGCGGTTCTTGAGCTGTTTGACCATGATCTGCCCTAGGTCCTCAAGGTCCTCGGTAGAAATAAGAGCAAACATCAAATCTGCCGTAGCGGGTAGACCAAAAGATTCACTGGTGTCCGTGATGCTCACATCACTATTACCATAACCACCACGAGTAGTCTGCGTGGCACTGACAATAGGGACATTGAATTCCACTGCCAAACCACGTAGCTCTTCGGCAATACTCTTCACTAAAGTGTAGGAGTTAATATTGGAACCAGCACGCACACGACTAGAAGCACAGATGTTGAGATAATCGATAAAGATAATATCAGGACTAAACTTCTTCTTCAATTTCAGCTCATTAAGAAGGGACTTGAAATGACCTGAGTGAGCTGCTGCTGTGGGGTATTCTTTAATAACCAATCTGCCCTGAGTTTTTTTCACGAGCTTAGCAATCTTATTGTCAAACATAGGCTTGCTCAGATCTTTGAGATCTTGGATCCTAACGTTGAGTAGATTGGCATCAATACGTTCAGCAATCTTCTCTTCTGCCATCTCACATGTGATATAGAGCACACTCTTTCCAGCCATTAGATGAGCAGCGGCAGAATGGCACATAAAGAGAGACTTACCCACACCAGTACCTGCTAGTGCAATATTGAGAGTCTTGTTGGGAAGCCCACCCTTCGTGATCTTATTGAAGAGATCAATATCAAAAGGAAGCTTTTCTTCAGTGTGATGATAGAACTCGAAGCGATCATCGGCATTCTCAATGTAATCATGACCAACATTAGTATCAAAAGATACAGCCAAAGCTTCACTGAGAATACTAGGAATAGCATCCTGGCTCTTTGTCTTACTATCTCCGTTAGCGATACTGACCGATTCCATCAGGGCGTTATAGATGGCTCTCTGTTTACACCACTTCTCGGTGGAATCTTCCATCCACTCATCAGTACCTACCACTTCCTCAAAGTTACTGAGAGTGGAACGTAGACTCTTTACCTGATCTTCCATTAAGTCAACTCTCTGGTCAATCTCGATAGAGAGTGCCTCTACGGTGGGGCGTGTATTATACTTGCCGATGTACTCTTGAATCTCTTCAAATAAAACACGTTCCGCAGAGTCTTGGAAATATTCAGGTTGAATAAAAGGAATTACCTTGCGCGTATATTCTTCATTGTGAACTAGGGATCTAAGAATTAGCTTTTCAATAGTTTCCATTTAATACCTCAAATGTCGCCTTGTAGTTTGTCAATCACACCCTCCATCTTGTCCAGGTCTAAAGGTTCGTCACCGTTGATCATATCTTCCAACTCTTCCCCTAAGGTTAAGGTGTCTTGATTACCATAAGAAAATTGCTTCCTTGCCACAGCTTCCAACTTGTCCATAACTCCTGGGGTGAAATACTTCTCGGGATCTTTAAGAATAGCCTTGGCGTAAACTTTCTTGCCGTTACCCATATCGTAACGACCAGCTACGTTCTTCCACAAACCACCTTTCTCCCCTAGTTCTAAGAGACCGTAGTAGCGATCAAGACCGCGCTCATCATAATAGAGACGAACTTCTACTTGGGTGTTTTCTTTGCTTAGACGCGACTTAGCAGCCTTTGCCTTGATAATGTTTCCAACGACTTCTGTTCCGTCCTTCTCTTTTTTCTTTGAGAGATGGATGATTGTACTAGCAGCATACTTAAGACCACTGCCCCCACCCATTTCTTTTGTAGGAACATAAGCACCGATAACTTCATAGGTATGATTGGTAACTAACATAGGAATTTTGGACTGACCAAGCTTAAGAGTAAGCATACGGAAAGTACCTTTGAGCAACTGAGATTTAGTCATATCGCGCACTTGTTTACCAGACAAGCCATCAGCAAGCTCCTTCTCAGTGGAGAGCATGCCTAGAGAGTCTAGGACAAACATACAAGGCTTACGGTCAGCCTCTGGCTTCTTCATGTAGATGTCAACCGCTTTGAGTGCCTTGGTGCGGAACTCCTCCACGGTTACGACATTGACGACCACAACGCGCTTAAGATCGATGCCGCGTGCGTAGAGCATTGATTTATTAATTGCGGCTTCAGTGTCAAAATAAAGGCAATATGCATCGGGATTAGTATCAAGAAAGTTCTTGACAACAGCAAGACTGAAGAAAGTCTTACCTGTACTTGATTCCCCAGCAATCGCAGTAATTTTATCACCAGATACCCCACCAAAGATAGACCCAGAGACAAGAGCATTAAAGATGTACGAACCAGTGTCAACAAACGACTCATTTTCGTCGATGTCTTCTGCAATTTGTGTGTACTCGCCACCAATTTCATTTACAATATCCTTTAAAAAATCCATAAGTTAGTTGCCGACCTTTCTAATGTTATAGAGATATTGTAGCACATCTTCGCGGATTTGTAAGAGTTCATCATAACATCCTAAATCATGAGCTTCAGCGCGGAGATTGTAATCTGGCTCTAGCACAGACTCAATGAAAATGTCAAATGCCAGCTTCTGTTTGTCAGTCATATGCTTATCCAAAAAATGATTCGAGGGTAATTTTTTTCTCAGCACTCCAGCCGATGGAGTCCAGAATAATCTTCAGGGGGTATAAGAAGCTCTTATCAAACTGAAGATCGTAATCAATGTACTTAGTTAAATTTAGTTCCTTGGGAAACTCGGAAATAAATGATATAACATTCTCCCCGAGTTTGTTGGGGACTTTGAGATAACAGAACTTGATCTTCTCTCCATTGTTAATTAGAGAGTACTTTTTATCCAGTCCGTTCTTCTTAATGTGATAGTTATAGAGAAGGGCTCCACGTGAGTGGATGGGGGTGCCCTTAACATAAATGCTATTAGGGCACTTGTACTTAACAACATCACTAACTGAACGGGGAAATGCAACTTCCTCAGGGGGAAGTGTACGGAACAAGAGGCGGCAGCTCTCGATATAATCGATGACCTCCTCTTCTGTACCCTCCATCATAATCTGGAGGGCTTCCTTAATCATCTTACGGCAGGGGGCTGGAGTAGATGATTTGACCGCCTCAATACCCATCATCTTGAGCTTGGGCTGGGCATATCTTACACCCTCACTGTCCCAAACGTTCAGAATGTAGCGCTTCTTAGCACTCCAGATGCCACGGTCAGCGATGTTCTCGCGCTTCATCTGCATCTTCTGGTCATAGGCATTTACATAATATGCCAGCTCCTGGTAAGAGCGATCGATAAAGGGCTCGATTTTAGCTTTACAGAAGCCATCAAGAGCATCAATGATCTTTACCTTCTCAACATCCTTGTCCCCAAAGACTTTATCCACCAAGGGACCAACGTTAAGATAGATGGAATCGGTGTCTGATGCGATTACATAGTCAAAATCTTCAGTATCTAACGCAGTATTGAGAAACTTATTGAGCTTGTTCTCAATCCAGCGGATGGAAAGTGATAGCCTCGGCGTTTGCTAGTTTGAAATACCTGAAGTATTGATTACCAATAGCACCATAAGCACTGTTAAGAGAAATCTTCTTCGCCATTTGAACGTTGTTACAGCGGGATATCTCCTTTTCAAGTGCCTTAGAAGGATTCTCCTCGTTGAGCTGCTTGGCTTTGAGCATACGCTTCTTAAAGGTAACTCGCTCGGCATACATCTTCTCCATTAGTTCGGGGAGCATTCCCTTGACGCGACGGTACACCGCACCGTTGGCAGTCATGGTCCAGTCAAGTTTCTTTAGAGGGCTCATATCGAGCTCCTGATCGAGAATCTTGTATATATTAATCTTGGTAGAGAGATCTCTAACAGCCCTGAGAGCCTCTAGACGCTCCTCATCCTTAACCACACCTGTCTCTAGCTGCCTAATCTCTTCATTGATCTCCTCGCGGCTTACAAGCGTCTCTGGTGAGATCGCATACTGCATGATCAAGTGGGGATATAGGGAATTGAGGTCAAAAGACACCACCCAATCATACCTTCCTGGGATCGGTTCTTTAACATAACCACCCTCGTATTTCGCATCCTTATCCACACTCACCTTGGGTGGGATAACGACGTTCTTCTCACGTAGATAGTTATAGATGATGGTGTCCCACATACGGACCTGATAGAACACATCACGGAAGTTCACCTTGGCGTCGAAAGCCATAGTGATAGCCAAGTCGATAAGCTTCATCTTGTCTTCCAAGCGGTCAACAAGTTCCACGTCAATGATGTTGTATTCCACGAACTTCTGCCATCCCTTGGTGTAGAAGTCTTTGAAAGTCTCAAACTCAGAGTGGTCAAGCTTCTTCTGCCCGAGTTCCACATTAGCAATGTGGTCTAGGCGGTAGCTCTCCTGGTTGGTGTAGGTGAACTTCTGGTATAGATTGAGATAGTCAAGCTGCGTAACTCCAGCGATGTCATAGTAAATCTTCTCCTGACCTTTAATGAAGTGCTTCTCCTGAGAGACAAGCTTCCATGGAGATAGCTGCTTCATGATCTTACTACCAAGCAGGCGGTCAATGCGGTGAGTAAGGTATGGGATATCGTAATACTCTACGTTCCAGCCAGTCACAACGTCGGGCACGTCATTGGACCACCACTCTAGGAAAGAGTTGAGCAAATGGTATTCATCGTAACAAGGACGGAAGTCCACGTTAGCTTGCTTGTTCTCAAAGTCACCATGCTTAGTCTGACCCCAAGTGATAATCTCCTTGGTGTTGTAGTCCTGCACAGTGATGAGTAGAACCTCTTCATCAGCAGACTCGGGATCGGGGAATCCACGTTCAGATTCAACCTCAATATCCACAGTTACCACCTTCATCTTGGAGGTATCATATTTAATATTGCCTGGATAATTATCAGCAATGAACTGGAAGATGAAACGCTCGTTACCATATACGTTGAAGTTCTCCACTTCCTCGTATTTCTTGATGAACTCACGGCACTCCCTAATGGTTCCAGGGGAGATGGCTCTAACTTTCTCCCCATACAAAGTTTCCCACTCCGTCTCCTTATTAGAGGTGACAAACAGAGTGGGATAGAACTTCTGGCGAGTGATAAAGCGCTCTCCACCTTCATAACCGCGTAGTAAGATGTCGTTACCGTACATCTGGACGTTGGTGTAGAACTTATCAGACATTAATCAGAGATAGCAACGAGATATTCACTAAGCAGAGCAGGGCTGGGGTCCAGAATTGAAAAGATATTGGACGATGAAATAGCCATGCGAGTGTCGGGGGAAGCAACCTTGCCAGGGAAACGCGCAATAAGAAATTGAGGTTCTGCATCATGATTGTGATCTTCGTCACCTTCATGGTAGTGATCCATTTGATTTACATTCCAAACACAAGGATCAATTAAAAGGCAATCGGGTTCACCAAGTTCTCTACCAGGAAGTTCTTGGATTTTAGCAATAAAGCAGCCTAGCTGCCAGTAAATAAGTTTGATAGTAGTATCATCCATTGGTAGTGGCTCCTTTGTAACTCATAGCGAGGGACTCAATTGGGTTGCATACAGATACTACCGCACTTTTATACACTTGAAAAGTCTTGTCGGGAGATAGGGGTGCCCAGGCGGAATAGGAGATACTATCAATGACTTCCTGACCGTCCTGCGTAGTAACTTGCATGCTGACGGTACGGGGGTCAATTAATGTGTAGTAGTCACCATGCATGTGCTCAACCACTTCAGCGATAACCTGTACCCCACTATTCATAATGAGTAGCTTGACACAGGGCTCGGAATCAGAGGGACCAAATAAAGTTACAGTCTCGCTCAAAGCTTCCCGATCGTATTGGTTGTTCATATCCATAAAATTGTTTCCATTATTATAGCATAAAAAAAGAGGGGCGGTACTGGTTTGTGCCAGTTGCCCCTGCGACGACGATAGTAATTTATTTAGTGCTCTCCCCCGCCGTCAGGAGGACTATAGGCACAGACTTTCTTGCCTGGTGCCATTTTATAATCAACTGTTCTCCCAAAGCAATTCACTTTAGGCTTAAATGCCTTGCCTGGTGGGGTCAGTTTTTTATTAACCTTTTCAGCTTCTTCTAAAAATTGGGAGAACTTTTTCATAGCTATCACATGTAAACTTTCTTCTTTTGGTGATCGGGAATGATCCTCTCTAGAATAACCGTAAGGATACCGTCTTCATAAGTAACGTCATCAATAGCAACGTCATCAGCGATCGTCCATACTCTTGTAAAGTCACGCTTGGCTAAACCACGATGT